TGCCAATCACAAGTAGAGGGCTCAGTGCCATAGCCAGCAAGATGTTACTATATCAAGTTACCGTGATTATGTTCTACATGATAGACCATTTCATACTTAATAATATCATCTTGCAGTTTTTTTCAGTAGAGCTATTGCTCACTAAGGTGCTTGCTCTTATCCTGGTATCAATCGAGGTTATGAGTATCAATGAAAACTACAAAGCAGTGAAAGGATTGGACTTGTGGCAGGCAATGAAGAACTTATTTGCAAGAGCTAAGGATATTAAAAAAGAGGTCGATGAAATTAGACACAACCAAGATATTACAGGAACGCCTATCTAATGCACAGTACTTCCATGAGGAGTCTGAGAAAAAACAAATCTATCTACACCACACTGCAGGCAATGGTAACCCCGTAGCTGTATCACGTTGGTGGAATAGTAACGGAGATAGGATAGCTACCGCATTTGTGGTAGGTGAGAAAGGATCTATTGTGCAGTGCTTTTCATCTAGGCATTGGGCCTACCATCTAGGCATAGATAGTCAAGACTTTTCTGCTCATGGCCTCAAGTATCAGAACCTAAACAAGCTATCGGTAGGTATTGAGATATGCAATTGGGGTCCATTAAAGCTAAAGGATGGCAAGTACTATAATTATGTCAAGGGAGTGGTGGACCCGTCAATGGTAACTACCTTAGATACTCCATATAAGGGTAACAAATATTGGTACAAATATACGGATGAGCAAATTGAAAGCACTCGTCAATTGGTGGAGTACCTGTGTGAGACCTATGACATTCCTAAGACTTACCGGTCAGAGATATTTGCAATAGACAAAGAGGCATTCAAAGGTACTGCAGGGATCTACACGCATAACAGTGTACGCAAAGACAAGGCAGATATTTACCCATGCCCTAGAATGATTAAGATGTTACAGGCATTATGAGATACTTTTTACCCTTATTGATACTATTAGTATCTTGCTCAGCTCCTAAGCGTGCTCAATGGCACTATAAGAAAGCAGTAAAGAATGGATTGCAAGTTGTCCAGGATAGTGATACCATTCGCATAGCTACCATTGACTCATTCCCAATAATACACAATGATACTATCTTTTGGGAAAAGTTTATTGCATATCGCGATACGGTGATAAAGTATAACAATATCTATGTACCTAAAACAAGATGGCAAACTCGCATTGAGTACAAGGAACGGGTCAAGACCTTAAAGATTAAAGGTGATACTCAATGGAAAACAGCTAAGGCAAAGCAGGTAGTAAAATACAGATGGGCATGGTGGCCTATTGTTATTGCATTTTTATTAGGTATCTTTCTACGTTTCTTAATTCAAAAGGGGCTACTTGACAGGATTGCTCTGCTATTTAAGCTATGAGAAAACGACTATTTTATGACATTGAGACCTCTTTCAATGTCGGTGTATTTTGGAGAACAGGATACAACTTAACAATTAACCCCGGGGATATCATCCATGAGAGGGCTATCATATGCATCTGCTACAAATGGGAGGGGGAGGAGGAGATCCACAGCCTAACCTGGAGTAAGAGCCAGAATGATAAGAAAATGATTGAGGCATTTGTCAAAGTACTCCATGAAGCGGATGAGATTGTGGCACATAACGGTGATAGGTTCGACCTCAAATGGATACGCACAAGGGCTTTATTCCATGGCATTGGTGTTATGCCATCCCCAAAGACCTTAGACACGCTTAAATGGGCTAAAAGATACTTCAATTTCAATAGCAACAAACTTGACTACATTGCTAAGCTGCTCAAGGTAGGTGCTAAGATGGAAACGGGAGGGCTTGACCTGTGGAAAGACATCGTATTTAGAAAAGACCAGGATGCATTAGATAAGATGGTATCCTATTGCAAGATGGATGTGGAGGTACTTGAGGCAGTATTCAATAAATTAAACAGCTACACCCTATCAAATCACAACTATGCAGTGCAGCATGGTGGGGATAAGTACGAATGTGCTGAATGTGGAGGCACTAATCACCGATACAATAAGAAAGTAGTCACTGCTGCAGGCACCGTGCACCATTGGCTCCAATGTCGTGACTGCAAAAAGCACAATAAGGTAAATCATCTAGTATTTACTAAGTATCAGGAGTATCTCTACACCCGTAAGAAAAATATTTCTTAGCTAAATCCCTTATTTTTACTGAGTTTATCGGAGTTATTTGCATGATTTCTTATTTAGAATCATTCTAAATTTGTGTAAAACTTATTTTTTTTGTGCAAAATGTTTTGCAGATATGAAACCTTTTGTATCTTTGTCAGGTATTAACACTTAAAAATTTAGTTATGGAAACATTTACAAAAGCTCTTGACTTTATCAAGCAACAGGAAAACAACCCAACTGCATTAACTTGCTTAATCGAAAGATTATTAGTTGAAGCATCAGACAAGCAAATCGCTACAGCTTTACAGGAAACGGAATATTTTTTAATGAATTTAAACAAGCAAAATGAAACTATTTAAGAACCCATTTAGAGATCTAGACAAAGAGGGTAGAATGATGTTGAATACCATTTGTGAATTTGGTATGATTGTCGGATTTCTCGCAGCCTCATTTTTATTAATCGCTTATTTTATTATATTATGATAACAATTAAATATCCCCTAGCTGAATTTGAATACGACCATTTCTATGGTGAACTTATCTTTGAACTTCAGCCAACCGATGGCAATGAATATGACTTAGTAATCAATCACGTTGTAGCCTTTAATCATGGCATGGAGATAGAGCTCGAGTACATCCTAACCGATGCGGAACATATGCAGCTTTTATCTGACCTGTATGATGAGGTAGCTGACATTGATCTATATGAAGAGCTAAAACAAGAGGAGCAGGACTATCATGATGACCTTAACTATGAATGTTGGAAGCATGAACAATAGCATGGACTTGTTTAAGATGGCTCAATGGTGGACCAAGCAGTCATTAGCAGGAGACAAGGGAGGATCCTTTAATACCTCCCTATATTTTGAATACTTAAAATGCAGAACACAATGTACAGATTACTTTACTACTACCAAAACAGGCTTAGCGAAGAATATAATTTCGACAGTTATGCCTTGTGCAAATGGAAAATAGCCGAATTTACTAAGCTAGGTACCCACATTTACGGACACTTTGTAATTGAAAAGATATGAGACATGATAAGATACTAGAAATACTTTACCCGTATGTTCCTGCTAGAGCTCTAGCTGATTATCTTGGGTTGACTGTATCCCAGGTATACAATAGAACGTATTCGAAAGGCATTAAAAAGGATCCAAAAATTAAGAAAGAAATAAACAGGTCTCTGATATTAAACGCAGGTAAGAATACAAGGTTTGAGAAAGGTAATGAATCATGGAATAAGGGCAAAAAATGTCCTAATTTACTCCTGACCAATGCAGCTAAGACCATGTTTAAGCCAGGTAGAAAGCCTCACAACACCAAAGAGGACAATGCAATGAGCATCCGTACAGATACAAGCGGTAGAAAGTACTACTACAGTAAGCTTGCAGATAGCAAATGGGTGCTAACTCATAGATTGATTTGGGAGCAAGCCAATGGACCCATCCCTGCTAAGCACATTGTACGGTTTATTGATGGTAACACCATGAATTTACAGCTATCCAACCTTGAGTGCATCCCAATGGGTGAGAATGCTACACGTAACACAATCCACAGGTTCCCTGATGACCTTAAAAAACTAATCAGGCTTAAAGCTAAATTAAACAAAACAATAAAAAACAAACAAAATGGCTAGAAACAAAATGAATGACTTGAGAGACCACTTATTTGCAGCTCTTGAGAGATTGGATAATGATGAACTTACAGCAGATGACCTGCAGAAAGAGATTGAAAAAGCACAGGCAATCAGTGGCCTAGGTAATGTGATTATAAACTCTGCAAAGATTGAGGTGGATTTCATGAAAGCTACCGGAATGATATCTACTACATCAGATCTATTCAAAGGTGTTAATGACCCTAAAAGAATTGAAGGATGAACCAACACAAAATATACAGGGTGCTAAGGCTCCTGCAACTCCTACAGGAAAAGCCCAGGACAGTGATGGGGATGGCTAGGTACCTTGGAACAAGTGAACGTACAGCCTATAGATACATTCAGTTGTTTATAAAGCTAGACCTGCAAGTAAAAAGAGATAAGTTTAATAAATACTTTATAGAGAAATTATGAGAAGAGGAGAGATAGACAGTGAGGTATTCGAGCTCACTAAAATAGCCAATGAAGACATAGTTAAGTTGATTGAAGAGTACAAACTTGACACACCTAGCAGAGCTGAGACAGTCACCTATAAGAGGTACTATCTGTACAGTTTTATGTACAATTACCGGCACATGACCTTTAGCATGATAGGCAAGTTCTTTAACCGAGACCATTCAACAGTGATCCATGGGATGCGTGAACATGACTATTGGTACAATCGAAAGGATGAAAGATACCTCAAGTATATCCATCCATTGCCAGAACTTGTTAAGGCTAAGCGTGACGATATAAGTATCTTTGATGTCAATGTCATGCCGATGTGTGACGAAGAGGCAAGGGTTACTTTGACAGGTTTTTTCCCTAGAAAGTTATTAACAAAATTAGAGGACAAGATGACTGCAACCGAGATTGTATCTATATTTGAGGACCATAATTTTTTAAGGGTTAATATGGGGGAGGGGGTCTAGGCTCCCTCTTTTTTGTGACGCTGTGACGATGTGACGATTCTCTTATATAGGGTACCTTAAAAATACACCACTAAAAAAGTTTTCGTTTTGGAAAATTTATCGTCTTATCGTCACGCTTTGCCTGAAACCCAATACAGCATTAGTTTATAGCCGTGACGATAAATAAAAAACATCGTCGCAAATTGTCTTTTATCGTCTTTTTTAATACTTTTACAACATGTTTAACCCTAAAATTTCAGTCTTTCGCAGTTTATTTAACAGCAAAGAGACACCTTTCACACTCGAGGCAATAGAAGTGTACAATAGAATTAAGCAAGGGAACCCCGAGCTGATAAGCAAGATAAAGAAACTACGAGCAGGGGATGCTGATAGCAAGATGCAGCTCATGGCTATCATGTTTAACGGCACATTCTCTGAACGCAAAGATGATGGACTCATTCAGCATTCAGGATTGTGTGTGCTTGACTTTGACAAGTACCCCGATGCTAAGACCTTGAAAGCAGAACGTAAGAGGTTAATGGATTGCCCGTATGTTTATATGATGTTCACATCTCCTAGTGGAAATGGACTTAAGGTGGTTATCCGTACACCTGAAAGCGATAAGTTTGAACACAAAAGGAGGTTTGAAGCTTACAAAGAGTACATACAAAGTAATTACTTTGATGTAGCTAACAGCAATGTGTCAAGGGTATGCTTTGAAAGCTACGACCCTGATGCATATCTTAATGAGTTCTGCGAGGTATTCCAAGGTATTACCCAGGATAAAGGATACCACAAGGCAGATAAGATTGCAGTGCTCCCCATTGCTAATGAGGACCGCATTATAGATCTAATCATGAAGTTTAATCATGGTAAGTTTGAAGATGGTCGCAACAATTGGACCTTTAAGGTGGCTTGCACTATGTGTGAGTATGGGGTTGACCAATATGCTGCTAAAAACTACCTGCTCCAATATCAACAGGAGGACTTTACAGCGAGTGAAATTAATAACACTGTGGTCAATGCATACAAATCAAGTAACTTTAATATCAAGTACTTTGAAGATGCACAAACAGTTAGCAAGGTAAAGCTAAAACTTAAAGAGGGAGTAAAGGATGAGGATATCCAAAAGCAGTTAGGTGTCACTGGAGCCATCATTGAGTCAGTAAAGGAAGAGGTGCAGAATAGTGACGATGTGTTTTGGCAGGCAGATGGTAAGAAAATTACTATCGTGCCGCATGACTATGCTATCTTCCTGCACAAACATGGCTTTGCTAAGTACTATCCTGAACGGAGTAACAAGCCTACCTATGTGTACATTGAAGAGAACAAGGTTAGTGAGAGCTCCGTTGAGCTAATCAAGGACTTTGTGCTCAAGTACTGCCTATCTAAGGGTGAACTTGATGTGTACAATCATTGTGCTAAGAGTGCTCAGCTATTCACTGAGAGCCATCTCAACATGTTAGAGTCAATTGACATGCGTATCCTACAGGACAGCCGGTATGTTAGTTACATCCCATTCAACAATGGAGTGGTAGAGGTCACAAAGGACAAGGTAGAGCTCTTGAGTTACATTGATATTGATGGCTACATTTGGAAAGAGCAGATTATTAAAAGAAACTTTACTCGACTGCCATCTCATGATAACAATTTTCAGGATTTTGTACATAAGGTTTCAGCCCAGGATAGTGAACGGATTAAGGCAATGGAGTCAACGCTAGGATATTTAATCCATACGTTCAAAGATAAGACTGACCAAAAGGCAATCATCTTCAATGACCAAGAGATTGATGATAACCCCAACGGAGGTAGTGGTAAGAGCTTGATGTTGACAGCCATCGGCAATATCCGCAAGATTATTA